CAATCCCTTTTCAGCAGATTGGAAGTTAATATTCGATAAAATAACTCGAATGGGAATGGAAGTGAAAGATGATGATACGGAAAAATGGGACCAACATTTTCCTGTTACTGAATTTTGTAACAGTTTTCCAACAGCGTATTGTGCCTATTATGGAATAGAGGAACAGCAAGTTCTAATAGAGATAGGTGACAAAAAAATATTTAATAGTACATAAAACACTAGTATTTGCGGTTACATTAGCAAATTTTTATTGTGCGATTGTTATTAAGAAAACAGTGATATTTCGAGTGCTTCAAGCATCCGGAGTAGATTTGACAACAATATTTAATAGCATTTGCAACTCAGCAATAAATAGTTGTATTATTCGCATAGAAACAGGTAGGCCTTTTAATGAAGTGGCAGACCAGTGGACATATGGAGATGATTTGCTCCTGAATTGTCCTTCCGTTTCGAGAAAACGAATGTGGGAATTAGCGAAGAAAATGTTTGATCATACCCGTACAGATCCTGATAAAAAGGGAGCTGAGACGGATACAAGCATATTCAAGGCCTATTTTCTGCAGAGGCGATTTGTACAAGATGTTGTGATGAAATGTCCTTTGAACATAGAGTCGATCACGACGATGCTTCAATGGATATTTAAGCCGAAATTTCCAGTCACACAGGAAATGCAATTTCATCAAAATTGCTTGGTAGCATTGATGGAGTTATCACGGCATCCACGAGAACTTTATGAGAAATATCAAACTGAAATTAATCTTTATTTACCGCGTCCTATAACAATGACATGGGAGTATGCACAGTTAGATGTTTGCAACAAGTGTTTGTTCACAACATAAACACGAGTGGCCGGCACGATAACACCGGGGGGAGATATCCTACTAAATATATAGCTACGCTTTTGCCTAGCGACTTTGAACTTAATTCGTAAGTGGGAAACTTGAAGTTGCCTTTTGGCATCCCATGTATCGGAGTTTAAAGAAATCTTCAAACATACATATCCCGAGGTATAAGCCGCCGGAGGAG